TTATTTCGAGGATGTTTTTCGCATATATGTTTCGTACATATCTAGCGAATCGTCCTCGATTTTTTTTGTTACATGGAGGTAAGTGTCAGCAGTCGTTTTGATACTTGCGTGACCAAGTCTTTCTGATACATATTTTATGTTTGCTCCTGCCTCTAACAAATGGACAGCGTGAGAATGCCTAAGTGCATGAGGGGAAAGTATTGGGACATTTGCTCTTTCACAGACGCTAGTAAAATATTGTCTTGTTGTTGTAAAACGTCGATAGTCACCATCTTGTGATGGGAATATTAAACCTAATGGATTTGTTTTATAATGACGATAAGCTAACTGGACCTCTTTTGTATTAATCCGATGTGCTTTTAAAGCTTGTATTGTCTCATCATCTAATTTAATAACACGTTCACCAGAATCAGTTTTAGGCGTACCAACATAACGTGGCGAACCGTCTTTTGGACGTATCAAAGTTTTAGTAATCGAGACAGTTTGCTCCTCAAAATTAATATCATCCCATTCTAAAGCGATAGCTTCTCCTGGTCGTAGTCCTGTTCTAGACATAAAAAAGAAAAGATAAAAGTTACTGCGATCTAATTTATTCTTTGAGTTTTTGATAGGTTGACAATGAGATAAAAACAACTCTAATTCATCAACCAAAAAAAACTTAACTTTATTCTTTTTCTTTTCGCTAGGTAGGCTGATACGAATTAAAGGGTTTTCTTTCATAATTTTAAATTCTGTTACGGCATCGTACAAAGCTTGATTCATAATGCTATGAACTCTCCTTAAGGTTCCAACAGCAAAGGTATTAAGTATCTCATTTATCCATTCTTGATATTCAGTACGCTCAATTCGTTTAAGCTGGTAATTACCCCAACGAGGAATAATGATGTTTTTTATTGTATACACCATGGTTTCATAAGTGTTACTTTTGACTTTAGGTTTTTTATAGATGCGTAACCACCTATCTAAATAAGTTTCGAACAATTCATCTCCGTTTTCACGAAAACCATTATACTCAATTTCCTTTTCAATTTCTGCAGCAGCAAGTTGAGCTTCTTTCTTTGTTCGAAATCCACTTTTAGACGTTTCACTCCATTTACCCGCACGATCATTCCAGTACTTTATGCGGTATGACCAGGTATCCTTTCTCTTTCTAAACGAGGCCACTTAATTCACTTCCTTCCATTTCAATCTAAACATGTATTTTTGTATAATCACACTACTCCTGCAATACTTCTTTTGCTTTCAACGAACTGATCTAACCTTTTTTTTGCAAAAAAACCTCCAACATGGAAGGTTGATTGTATAAAATATAAGGCTTCTTTGTACTCCATAGTTGAAAAATCACAACTATTTAGCAGACTTGTGGGCACGCATGCGTACATAGCGAATGTTTCAGCTTTTACTTCTTGGTAAGCCATAAACATATGGGTATCTGAATTTAACATTCTTATTTGATTTCCATAGTGCCAAAGCGAGTGACAAAGCTCGTGGCAAAACTGTTCCCATTGTTTTTCTTTAGATAATCGCTGATCAATAAATATGTATTTTTGGTTTTCGTAAATAATTGATTGGCTTTTAATATCACGGAAAGCCAGTTTAATTCCTAGCCTTTCAGAGATAATTTCCATTCTTAGGTCTTCGATACAAATTATACCAATATCTTTATATAGATTATCAACGTAATCGTCCATTTGGTTAAAAGCAACCATCGAACCCCTCCGATAAGAACGTTTGTTCTATTAATATTTATATACTAGTATAATTGATGGGGGCGTTTAATGATAGGCTTATGACAGGAAAAGACTTAATTCGACAAAAATGAAACAAAAAAATAACCTGTAGCTCATTTGCTTGAGCACAGGTTATTTCTTTTGAGATTGAATAAAATCCCACATAACTTTTAACGCTTTTAAGTCTTCTTCAGGTGATTTAGGTAATTCATAGAAGAATCTTTGTAGTTCGGGGTTATCTTTGAATCGTTCGAATTCTTGTTGTTGAGTTTGACTATAGTCGGGGAAATCAGTTCTTCCTAATAGGTAATCAGCAGTAACATCAAGTACATCCGCAAGCAATACAATCATTTCGTTCGAAGGAGTACTATACTCATTTTCATAATTGCTAATAGTACCTTTAGTAGTCTGGACTTTTAGCGCTAGTTCCTCTTGTGTTAACTTTTTCGCTTTTCTAGCATCTTTTATTCTTTGACTAATCATAATATCACCTCTTAATGTACAAGTAAATTGTACTATTTTGAATGCTTATTAACCACCTTTACAGCTAAAGTACAAAAAAATCATACTTTGTTGTTGACGTATGAGAATCTTGTTGTTATTATAAAAGTACAAGTTATTCATACCTAAGGAGGTGAATGGTTTGAAAAACTTAAATTTAATTGAAGCAAGAAAAAAAAGCGGATTTACTCAAAAGCAGTTAGCTGATAGATTGCACTGCGCTGGTAAATCGACTATATCCAACTGGGAAAACGGTCATTCTAAACCTAGATTAGCACAAGCATTATTGATTTCTAGGATTTTAGAAGAAGATGTATCCTTTTTATTTGGATATTATGTACAAGAACCTTGTACAAAACAAGTTGTATAGGAGTGAAAAATGATGGGTTGGAGCATGACAAAACCAAAAAGAAAAAAGAAACAGAAGCAAACGACCCCTTCAGAAGAGTTTCAAAATTTAAAAGGGGCTAAACGAGAGAGATTAATCCTTGAACGTAAGAAGAAAGGATTAACTCAAAAACAACTAGGAGAAATAGTTGGTTGTTCTACAGCAACCATTAGTCATTTAGAATCCGGACGTATGGAACCTGGTGTTGATCTATCGATGGAATTAGAAATGTTTTTCGGTGTATCACCTTTTGATTTGTTCCCTGATTTATAAAAAAGACTTGACATGAACTCGTGATTTTCTTCCAGTTCAGAAAATCGAATACGAGCGCATACAACGAGTAGGAATAAATCTAACGTATTATCTCGATTTAAAAACACAAATAAAAACAGATATTTTCCCATATTTAACCATTATTGTTAAAATGCCGATTTTTTATAATAGTTATTAGACCTAAATAAGGAGGAAGAACAATGAACCAATTAAAAACATTTAGAAATAATTTTTTTGAAGTCGGTACAAAAGTCCAGAACGAAACAATTTTATTTGATGTTGAGCAAGTTGCTAAGTGCTTAGGTATAACACAGCAAAAGAACGGCATTGATTATGTACGTTGGGAACGTGTAAACGAATACCTTCCTAAGAATTCCCCACATGTGGGGAAAGGTGATTTAATCCCAGAACCTCTAGTTTATAAGTTAGCTTTCAAAGCATCAAACGAAGTTGCAGAACAGTTTCAAGATTGGTTAGCGATTGAAGTTATCCCATCAATTAGAGAAACAGGTTCTTATCAAATGGATAGAACGCAACTCAGTCCTCAACTACAAATGTTTGGAGTCATGTTTGAATCACAAGCGAAAATAGAGCTGAAGCAAAAAGAGCAAGAACGCATCCAACAAAAACAAGCTCAGCGTATTGAACAGGTTGAGAAAAAACAAGAAAATATCAATCAGATTCTTTCGCTAAACCCAGTCCAATGGCGCAGCAAGGTAACAACTATTCTAAATCGAATCGGACAAGCAAGAGGCGGCTTCGAAGAATACCGGAATGTCCGCAATGAGAGTTATAAAGTATTAGAACAACGTGGTCGTTGTAAATTAGAAATTCGCGTAACCAACCGTAAAAAAGAGATGTCTCTAAACGGTGTTCCTAAATCGAAAGTTAGCAAAGTTTCAAAAATAGATGTAATCGCAGAAGATACACGTCTAACAGAAATTTATCTCGCAATCGTTAAAGAAATGGCTATCAAATATCAAGTAAATGCGGAAGGGTTGGGTGCTTAATGACTCTTATGAGAAAAAATTATTTATTAACCAAGCAATACAGTATTACAACTAATACTCATGAAGCTGACGCTATGTGCCACATAGAATTATGCAGCGTTATTGAAACTAAGGACGAGGCTTTTAAAGAAGAATCTGCATTAGATATTTGTCTTGATTATAAAGAACTTGATGATCTAGTCGCAGTTCTACAACAAGCAAGTAACACTTTAAAGAGAAATGATCAGGAGGTGTCATAAATGCTCCAAGTACAAATTGACGAAAATATAGTCCATGAAGTAATAGAACAAGAAATCCGCAGAACGATAGAGACTATGCAGGTCGAGAAAACACTCTGGGATTTCAAAGAACTTGAACGACAAACATGTTTGGGTAAATCGAATATATTAGAAAAATTCTTTTGGGATCAAGAATTTCCGAAGTTCAAAGTCGGGAACAAGTGGATGTTTCCGGCAAAAGATACACAAGAATATTTGTTGCGATGGTTGCAAAAGCAACCTCGCCACTAAGTATATCTTACCAAGTCAACTAGTATTTATGTATTCAAATTCTATACAAAAAAGGGGAACTAAATATGATAGAAAAATCAGCGAATGTCAGTAAAGCAATTCAAGATTTAATTCAAAATGGAGACGTTACAAACGAGGAACTAGCGGTAGCGCTAAACATGAGTCCTCAAATGGTTAGTCATTTAAGACACGGACGTAGACCGATGCAGCAAGACGTTGCTCGACACGCTATTCAAACCCATGATGACCCTATATTTAAAGCGGATCTCTTATACAAGTTCTCAGGTGGAATGACACCACCGATATTGAGAGGCAAAAATATAGAACGTCACAGAGTATCTCTTAGTGTTAATACGGTAAAAGAAATGCAAGAAGCTATACAAGGTCTTTCAAATCCAATTCTTGCAAAGCCTCCCGAAAGTCTAACTGACTTAGAAAGAGAAATTGTTAATGGAATATACAAAGAGTTAGATGAAGCGTTAGTAGTAGGGTTTAATTCCAAGATTCAAATGCAAGTCGATTACAAGATTTCAGAGAAAGATTTCAAGAAGAAAAATGATCCATATTTCAAAGCGATAGGGTGGTTGCAATGAGAACAGAGAACTTTAGACCGCAGGATTATTTAGCAGCACAAAGAGAACACGATTGCATCGAGGATTTACTAGTAGAAATAAAAGTGCATACAACATTAGGCGATTATAGTGCAGCAGCACGAACAGCTAAGGATGTAATTGCATCACTTCAAGAATTGCAAAGGTTGGAAAGTTACAAACGAAATCACGACAAGTTGAAAGCAGTCGTAAATTCTATGAGTGCAAGAGGAATTGATTTAGAGGTGGTGGTACGGAATGCTTGAAGCATGGCTAATATTCGGACCGATATTTGCTTTCTTGCTAGGAGCAATGCTTGCAAAAAAAGACAACAAAAAAGCCAGCTAACCAAGGCGGGTTAACTGACAACTTTTACACCAACAACATTATAACACGGGAGCCTTGGCTCTCGTCAAGAAGCGCACAAAAATAGCTCGAGAGCAGTAGCAAATTGTACGCTTCTTGATGGGATTCAACCATCAGAAAGGTAAGTGAGAGTATGGACAACCAACTAGCTTTTGCAGATTTACCTTACAACGCAGTAATCAACATCTTAGATCAACGTGGATTATTTTCAGCACACGAAGAAATGTCACGAAGTGAGTTAGAGAACTTTTTCGACAAAGACTTCTATATTTTTGAAAATGATGCTGCAACAGCTGATATTGTACAAACAACAGCTGAATTACTAGATGCGGAGCATATCAAGCAACTAACACTAAGTTATCCGACATCAACATTCTTTGAAGTATTAATTGCACAGGGATTCCTATCGAACCTAGGTAGATATCACGTTGTGAGTGTGGAATATCCGCTAGGAACACGATTAGTGGCATAAGGAGGGGTATCATGACTATCGAAAATCAAATGGTAATAGGTGAATACAAAAGTTTTCAATTTAACGCATTTGCTACAACTCAGACTTTGGAGGAACCAATTTGCGAATGCGATTGCTGTAAAGAATCTGTATATGAAGGTTCTGGTGTTTTGTTTCAAGGTGATGTGTTTTGTGGATTTGCCTGTCTTGGTGATTTTCTTATCAAAACAGGTGCAGCAGAAGAAATATAAAAAGACACCATCGAAGTTGCAACCTTCGAAAAGTGTCCTAAGATTCAACCACTTTACAGAGTGGCATGAAAAAATTCATTTACAGCATTTTAACACAAATTAGGAGGAATGTTCAATGAACGACTTATCAAATCAATTCCAATATCAACAAGTACCACAACAAGGGGTACTTGCACAGGCTAGTGCATCACGCGAAATGGAAGAAGTAAAGGGAGCAATTTTCTTAGCGAAGCAATTCCCTCGTAATCCATTCCAGTCAGAGCAACGTATTTTAGATTCTTGTAAACGTCCAGCACTTGCAAATGTAGCAATGTATCAATATCCACGAGGTGGACAAAAGGTAACTGGCCCATCGATTCGTTTGGCTGAAGTATTAGCTCAAAACTGGGGTAACTTATCATTCGGAATAAAGGAACTCGAACAACGTGAAGGTGAATCGGTAGCAATGGCATATGCGTGGGATCTAGAGACGAATGTGAGACAAGAGAAAGTGTTTACGGTTAAACACTCGATGAAAGCACGTGGAAGTATTAAAAAGCTAGATGATCCACGTGACATATACGAAAAAGTTGCGAATGATGGCTCACGTCGATTGCGAGCTTGCATCCTCGGAATTATCCCTGGTGACATAGTAGATAAGGCTGTAGAGGAATGTGAACGAACACTTTCAGGTAATAACAAAGGTCCATTAAAAGACCGGGTTGCATCTGCATTAAAAGCTTTCAAAGATAACTATCGTATAACTCAAGAAATGATTGAAACTCGATTTGGTTATAACGCAGATTCATTTACTGAATATGACTACTTGGAAATGATTAAAATTTTTAACTCATTAAAAGACGGAATGTCTAAAGTTGAAGATTGGTTCGATAAAAACGCAGGTAAGCAAGCAACAAGTGGACTAGCAGCTGCCTTCGGTGAAACCAAGAAAGAAGATGCTTCAAAGGTTCAGGAGGTAACAAGCGATGGTAACGAAACTAAGCCTGAATAACGAAAATTATTATTCCAAAGAGGCGAACCGAGAATATCTCTCGGTTTCCCAATTCAAGAGCATGATGCAGTGCGAATCTGCAGAAATGGCGAAATTAAATGAAGTATATGTTGAACCTTTTTCTAACGCTTTAACTGTTGGCTCATATGTTCATTCAGCATTTGAAACTGATGAGGTATTTAGACAATTTTCAGAGGAAAACAGTGAAGTAATTTTTAATAAACGTGGTGGAAAATATGCAGATTTCGTTCAGGCAGACATGATGATCGATTCCTTAATGAATGACGAATTTGCACTATTCGCTATGCAAGGTGAGAAAGAGGTTATCTACACGGGGAATCTGTTCGGTGCTGACTGGAAAATAAAAATTGACTCTATCAATCATGAACGTAAAACATTCAGTGATTTAAAAACCACTCAGAGCCTTTCTAAGCGTTATTGGTCTGATAAGTATCAGAAGTATGTATCATTCGTTGAAGCCTATGATTACGTGCTACAAATGACAATTTACCGAGAGATTATCAAGCAGAACACAGGGTACGAGTATACGCCGTATATCGTAGCTGTTACTAAAGAAAATCCACCGGATAAAGCCGTTATTCACTTTGATGCTTCAAGGTTTGACTTCGAACTAGAGTACGTTGAAACGATGGTTCCTAGCATATTGAAAACTAAACGTGGCGAGGGTACACCAATCAGATGTGAGAAATGCGCATATTGCCGTAGCACTAAGAAGTTATCGAAGACTTTTGAACTTGCTTATTTATTGGATTAAACAAGGGGGAACATCATGGCTAAATTCAGACTGGTACACACAACATTTTGGAACGATCCTCGAGTAGTAGAAGAGATGACGGCAGAGGATAAATACTTCTTTCTTTACTTATTAACGAATGAAAATACATCACAGGTAGGTATCTATCAAATCACTAAACGCCAAATAGCTTTTGATTTAGGTTATTCAACTGATAGCGCCAGTGCTTTACTACAACGCTTCATTGAACATCATAAGTTGATTCGCTACAACTTGGAATCAAGAGAGATTGCTATTAAAAACTGGGGTAAATACAACCTAGTTCGTGGGGGTAAACCGATTCTAGATTGTGTGAAGTCAGAGCTAAAAACAGTAAAGGATATTTCCTTTATTAAATGGGTTGGCGAAAGTATTCCAAATGAATCGATTAGAAAGCTTTACGAATCGTACTACGTGACGTATAACGATACGCCATCCGATACGTCAACGTTACGTCAAGAAAATGGAGAATTCAATAATACCAATGGTTCTCACGTAACGTACCACGATACGCCAACGATAAGTGGGCAATATAAAGACAAACAACAAGAAGAAGAACAAGAACAAGAAGAAGATAAAGAAAAAGACAAACAACAAGAAAAAGAAGTTGGTCCGTCAGTTATCTATTCATTCTATGAGTCCAATATAGGTCCATTAAAACCATTCATTGGTGAAGAAATTGGTTGTGAGATAGATGAGCATGGAACTGAGTTAGTATTAGAAGCTTTAAAGGAATCCGTTACTGCTAACGCTCGCAATAAAGTGAAGTATGCACAAGGTATTCTTAGAAACTGGAATAACGAAGGTGTTAAGTCATTACACGATCTTGAAATGAAACGTAAACGAGGTGAAAACAATGCAGGCTCTAAAGGGTGCAATGAATTCGGACAAGTTTCAAGAAATCATGCGGCAAATGCAGGAACGAGCGATGATGACTTCTACAGACAGCTTGAACGAGAAAAGCAAGCCTGGGGAGGATAGTTGCCCAAAATGTATGGGTTCAGAGTTCGTTTTTTCACACGTTGATGATTTGGGGTACGAATTCCATAAACCTTGTGATTGTCGTGAGAAAAAAAGTTGGAAACGACGATTCAAAAACGCTTTGATTCCAGAAGAATTTGTACATGCCAATTTTGAAAACTTTATCTGTGAAACAGAAATGCAAAAGAAAATGTATGACTTTGTAAAAGATTATTTAGATAACTTTCCAACTGATCGCGAACAACTAAAAAAACAAGGTGCACCGAACTTAGGGCTCATTGCAGTTATCGGGGAGCAACGTATAAGGTCACTTGAAGCACACAAACGGCTTGAAATTAAGAATCAGCATAACAATTATGGTATCGGCAAGACTCACTTACAAATTGCATTGGCTAAACAATTGATTAAACAAGGATTTAACGTGCTTGTCGTATCTGACGTGTCATTCATGGACGAAATGATGAATGCGAAGCGTATGAGTGACGATGGTGAAATGTATAACGGTCTTCTAACCAGTGTACTTACTGCTGATGTGTTGGTATGGGATGACATTGGTAAAGCAAAATGGACTGAAGCTAGAGAAGGTCTTTATTACAACATTTTGAACGAGCGTTATAAGCGCAGACTACCAATTGTTTTTAACAGTAACGAAGATAAAGCAACTATCGGTGATCGCGTAGGTTATGCAGCTAATAGCCGATTGCTCGATAAGTCAGATGGTAACAACGTTATGGAGACTGAGGGCGTTGACTGGAGGTTGAAGTAGATGCTTGAACAACTACAAACAGACTACTCACAGCTGGCGGTGGATTTGCAGCAGTTGCGGAATGACATTTTAAACACATTGGAGGGAATGGAGAATGAATTTAACAGAAGCGAAACCCGTACTCATGATGAATGTTGACGGCACATTATATCCAGTTGCAATGACTAAAGATCAATACGACACTTTCGAAATGACATGCAGGTTATTTAGTCCAATCAAAATAGTTGCGGATTTACCAATGGGTTCTGCAGTGAATTTACTAAATGGGGAGGTTGTGAAATGAGCGAGAAAGTTATGAAACCAGCATACATGGGATTTGACGGACAAACACCATATAGCGTTATCGGGTGGTTTGTAGATGGTGTGATTAAGCGTAAAACGGTCTGTTACGACGCAGAAGAACAACAAGATGTATTAGCTATGTATCACAACAAAGTCGGGTTATACGGCAAGTGTGACGGTTATACGGTGCAATATTTTAATGTTGAGGAGCGTGTGGCGTGATGGAATTTAATAAGACTCAAACTTGTCCACATTGCAGTTATGAAGTGGACGATAGTCAGGCTCATTGGGAGGAAGATGAACAGACTATTGAATGCGAAAGTTGTGGAACAGAATATATCGTCAAAGCAGTTTACGAATTCAAAGGATTCCAAACAGAGCGCTATTGCACTGAATGTGAAGTTTGGGAAGATGAATGTTTCTGTGAAGGAGAATCGTTCAAATGACCACAAAGCAAATCAAACGCCAACATGTACTCTCTGAATTGCGAAAATTAGGAATTGTTGTAAAGGTGATCCAATTGAGTTGCTAGATTACGAGGTTATACGTTCAATGTTGATGGTTAAGCGTGCGGTGGAGAGCTAGGAGGTTGAAGATGAAGCGAATTGATAAAACGTACTCGGAACTATGGAATATGTATCACGATTCAAAAAATGCACTTGATAGAGAAACAGCTAAAATGGCAATTGATGCCCTGCATCTTCGAGAAGAAGAGATTTTAAAAGAGCGTAGAGAAAACGATCGTTTACGCAAAGCACTTATGTTTTATGCGAATAGGGGGCTAACCAATGAACATGAAAAGAAACGGTATTTTAGTCGACAATCCTGCAGCGAGAGTTAAAAGAACAAAAGTGAATCATCGGAAACAACAGCCAACAAAGCAATATACACAGTACGTTGAAATGAAATCACGGTACAACGACTTTGCCACGGTTGTTACGCCAGACATTCCAGAATACATCGCACAACTAAAAAGCGAAGGTTATTACGTCGCAATGACTTTCCCAGTCCGAGATTGGCATAAGGAATACCAGGAGCAAATCAGCTAGGAGGAAAAAAACAAATGATAAACAGAGCGATATTAGTTGGACGGTTAACAAAAGATCCAGAACTTAGATATAGCCAAAGTGGAGTGGCAGTTGCTCGTTTTACATTAGCGGTCAATCGAACTTTCAAAGGTAATGATGGAGAAAAACAAGCAGACTTCATTAATATCGTTGTTTGGCGTAAACAGGCTGAGAATACAGCGAACTTCTTGAAGAAAGGTTCATTAGCAGGAATCGAAGGACGTATTCAAACAGGTAGCTATGAGGGACAAGATGGCAAACGTATTTACACAACTGAGGTTGTTGCAGATAGCGTTCAGTTTTTAGAGCCTAGAGGGGCACAGGAAGGTTCAAACGGACAAAATACTCAACAGCAACAGCAAAATGCACCACAGGGGCAATATGGAACGAATAACCAACAGCAAACAAGGGTGAATGATGATCCTTTTGCTAATAATGCAGGGCCTATTGAGGTTTCTGAGGATGATTTGCCATTTTAAATAGGCAGCTGTAGAAAGATATTGTGACACAAAGGAGATGATTATTTTGGCTGAAAATAAATTCATTACAGTATTAAACACAAAGTTAGAAAGAATTGGTATACCGGTTAACTCTATCGGTAGTGTAAAAGAATACAAAGAACTTGCTAGATTCACTCGTATTTATCGTAATGATGGATATAAAAGCGTAGATACAAACGAAAGTGTCGAAGATATTATAGCTAAAATAAATGCGGTTAAGTAATGGCACAGCACGAACATTAAGCGAAACAGAAAAGGAGAATGAAAATGACAAACAAATATTTCGAGGTACAAGACCCTTATTACGCACTTATTAAAGCTGAAAATGACGTTGTTGCAAAAGATGTTTACGTGAAAACGGTTAGTGATTTTGAAGAGGGTGTAAATCCATACGAACAGATTAAAGAAGTACCTGCTGATTATGCGATTGTAAGGACTAGTCGTGCATTAGGTGAAAACGGTGAAGAATCTTCATTGGAAGAAACATTAAAACTTTTAAGAAATGATGAAGCAACTGTCCTAATCATTGATGGCTCGTTACTTTAAGAAAATTAAATGAACAGGGACAGGAGGACAAACTATGAATCTATTTAACGGTAAAGGTATGTCATTCAACGTTAATTTATCAGAGGAACAAATGGAAGCGTTAGCTAGTTTAACAGCAGATAAGGTGAATTTAACGAAAACTCATTATGTTGATGAAACAGAACGACTTCAAATCGAGGTAAATGACTTGCGTAACGAAGTCAGACAACGTGACCGAATTATCGCACAGAATGCCATTTACCACGAAAAACGTATAGAAGCACAGAGAAAAAGAAATGGCACTATTAAAAAATTACGTGCTGAATTAGCTGAATTAAAAGGTGAATGATAAACATTAAGGAGGACAAACTATGAATCTAACAAAATTATTTGAGGCTCAGAAAGAGCTCGATTTATATATTGAACAGCAACATCCGGTATTGCCAGGTGAGGATAGATTGAGTAAAAAGATTCTTGCTTTGTTAGTTGAATTAGGTGAATGCGCTAATGAATGGCGTGGATTTAAATTTTGGAGTAATGACCAAATAGCTAGAGAGTTTGTTCCTAATCCAAAAGATGTTTGTGAAAAATGCAAAGGACTAGGGATGTTGGATATGGAGAAAGAATTTACTGAGAGACGTTTTTGCAATGAATGTGATGGTTGCGGTGCTCATTTTCATAATCCACTGGTGGAAGAATACGTCGATTGCCTTCATTTTATTTTGAGTATTGGGAATGAAATAGTTGGTGAAATTGATGATGAAGAAATCGGAGATATTTTATTAAATGCTAAAGAAGAACCAGGCGATATTATTGGAACGTTCATTGTTTTATGTAGCAATACGGTAGTTTTAGGGTTTGGTAATTACTACGATTATAGAGATTTATTAACGATTTTCTTAAGTTTAGGCTATGCACTAGGTTTCACACCAGAACAAATCGAACAAGCCTACTGGGAAAAATACGAGATCAATAAGCAACGTCAACAAAACGGTTACTGAGGTGATGATATGGAACTAACTTACGACGAACGTGAAGGAATGATTGATACGCTCGAAGTTTTTGGGAAGTATCCTCGTGGTGTTTACGAAAACTTTTGCGATGAGCGTTTGATAGAGGAATATAACAGAACAGTGGGGATAGGGGTTTGAACCAAATTACATTTGAAATTGACGGAGATGTTCAGGCACAGCAAAGACCTAAGTTTTCAAGGTTCGGCAAAGGTGTAAGTGTACGTGATCCAAAAGAATCTAAAGACTATAAAAGTTTTGTTAGATTAGTAGCTTCGGAGCATTCACTAGACGAATTGATTACAGAACCAATACGACTGCATATTGATGTCTATCGTAAAATACCGAAGTCATTTAGCAAAAAGAAGCATCTACAAGCTGTTGAAGGTGAGTTAAGGCCAACAACTAAGCCTGACATAGATAATCTAGTTAAGGGTATTAAAGACGGTCTGAGTAAGGTTATATGGCATGATGACAGCCAAGTGATTGAATTAGTAGCAAGGAAGTTTTATTCGGACAAACCAAAGGCGGTAGTTACTATCGAATGGGAGTGATTAAATGAGTGGATGGCATTCAAAACGTTGCCGTAAAGTCGTTAAAGCATATACAGAGTTCGGACTGAAGAAAAAAATAAAGGACAATGAAACTCGGGGATGGAAACAACTCGGTGAAATTAAAACAGAGAACTCCAACAGTGGAGCATACGCAGCATTGATGGAGATGGAAATAGAAAGAAAGGTGAAACACGCATGAATACCACTTCAAACGTGATCACCTTATTAAAAACTATAGTGGAAACTCAAAAGACGGTTCGGACAAACCGTCTTGTCCCATTAATAAAACAACTTACTAAATTATACGCACGACAAAACGAAAAGATTCACTCTCAACAAAAAACAATTGAGGATTTAAATAAAAGATATCAACGAGCGCAAACGAAGGCAGATAAACGGTTGAAACGATTAAATGAACTGGAGGGAAAATGATGGCTAAACAACCTTATTACATCCTGTTCTCAGACGAAAAACAGGACGTTAACTTAGATTTTAAACCTGTACAAGTGGATATTTTTGATCAAATGTGGAAGGAAGGGCATTCCATAGCAGCAATAGCTTTTCGCATTAAAAGAAAGAAAGTAGAAATAACTTTGTTGGCAATGGATAGGGAAATGATAGGCGCTATTAAACCACGTACTGGAGGATTAAACGGATCTATACCTTTTGTAAATCCAAATACTAAAATAGTTGTGGGGGCATGAATATGGGCGAAAGAAAAATAGACAGAGATATGATTGCCGAAATTGATCTCCACGAAAACGGACTGTATGTAGTAAGTGATGGTTTACTCACTAAGGTTGTTCCAAAGTCATTTGGCGAGGACACAATCACCTGGCAAAACAATAAAGTATTTGAAATTAAACGTACTGAAAAGATACGCTTGAACGGCCAAGATATGGTATAATTTACTTAACATAAATCGAATATATAGTCTTTACGGAAAATACCGGGGACATCAAACTAACGCTATTAATGGCGAAAGTTTGGTGTCCTCTTTTTTTGTTTATTTAAAGGGGGATAAATAGATGAGTAACTGGGCTGATAATTTACTTACAGAATATAAAGAAGGTAGAAATGCACTGCACCAAATGAAAGCAAATCTACATGAAGATAACTTTGAAGATGAAACGCAAATCAATAGCATGATTGAGAGCATGACATTTGCTATGGATTGGATGGAGACAGGACGACAACCAGATACATATGGTGGTGTTGATAAGAAATCCATTTATCAAAGACAATTCTTTGAAAGTATCGATGTGATTCCAGATATTACGGACGAGCTTTATGATATCAATTCTAAGCAACTTTACATGACCACTGATGAGAAGGAAGTGTTAGCTCAAATTTTTGCTTCATGGAGTCATAGAGAACGTGTTTGTTATGTAAAACATGTAGTTGAACAAAAAAGTTTTCAAAAAATCGCAGATGAATTAAATATCAGCAGATATACTGTCAGAACGCATGTTGACAGGGCTAAAAAGAAGATTGAAGTAGCAATTGCATAAAATTTCTTTGTCGCACATTGTCGCACAAAGTCTGCATATATGAGGGGGACCTAGGGGGTGCATCTTTAAACCACGCCTACCATTCTTCCTCTCATTTAACCTTAACCTAAAAGAATGAAAAAACAGACCGACTGACCCAAGAAGATAAATTCCTAAACTTATACTTCGCTAAGATGGAATATATCACAGGTTAGGAAATTCACTTCGGACTCTGTCCATTTTTAAGTTACGTTGATTCAAGCGAATGATTAGAGCCATATAGACTTCAAAACATAGTGATATGGGCTGACTAAACATTCGTTTGAATGAGTGTAAATTTGATAGTTTTATCAGATACGCATTACAGACTTGCAGTCTTCTACAACTTATAATTGTTGTGGGAGGTGATAGAAATGAGCTCAATTGAATTTAATAAACAAGTAAATAACTTCTTTGAATTAATGAAAGAAGTATATATTGAAGTATGTAATGTAGAGGATTCATTTAATAATCATGAAGGTATTGAGAAGTATTTAATAACAATGCAATACATGAATTTTGCAAACCAAAATTTTATAAAAGCTAAACAGATTTACAGAGAGTACGAATTAGATAATCCGATTTTTGAAGCTTTGATTGAAAATTTTAGTCAACTAAAAATTCAATTAGATGAAGTGATATCTAAAAAAGACAGCAATTTATCTTGGTTATATTCAAGTCTAGATACCTTTAGAACAAACTTTAGTGAAGCTAATGAATTTATGACAAACAAATCGAAACATATTTAGTTACTAATAGGCACCTCAATGGTGCTTTTTATTTTGCTTTGATACAAACGAATGCCTAGCTGACCAAAACCCCTTATTGGATGGCGTTCGTTTGTTTGAGGGTGAAATATATCGATTATCAAATATGTAATATACTTACATGAAGCTGTTTTATATAGTGGAGTGGGAGGTATTATATGAATAAAAGAAATATATTGACATTTGTTTTATTTGTTTTTGTATTAGTGTTTGTTGTATTAATTTATGCTTTGACATTTCAAGTGATAGGTAACGATAGTGAAAATAAATCTACCATATTAAGTGGAATAATAAGTGGCGCTTTAGGTTTATTTGGAGGTATTTTTGGGGCTCTAGGTGCTTATTTTATTGCCATAGAACAAATCAAAAAACAAGATTCTAATCGCGTACTTGATTTAAAGTTACAGAAGTATGATGATATTATTTCTATTTTTGAGAGATTAAAAGTCGATTTGCAGAGGTTTGTGGAAATACTAGATAAAAGGATGTTTTATTTAGAACTCAGTAAAGATTCCATTTATTTAGAAGGGATGAGTCCGGAAGATATTTTACGAGTATTTTCTTATTTTGATGATGAATCTAAATACAAAGCCAGTTTTTTAGAAGAGAATATAGAAGATCTAATAAAAGAACTTCAAAGATATCGCTTATACTTTAAACTTGTTTTTAATAAACAGAAACCACTGGAAACATTGACTATGCAAATGAAAGAGTACTCTAATGAATATAAGAGAATGATAATCCCGGACACTCCTGATATTTTGGATGGAGCAGATTATTTTGAATTTATAACATATAGGATAGCTATGTTAGCAGAATTAAGAAATGAAAATATTCATCAAATCATGAATTGTATAGATGGGACAAAGAACTCTTTTGAATCAGAAATTGAAAGAATACTTTATAAATAACTTTAAAACCATTAGCACCTTTATGAAGGTGCTTTTTGTTTTGATTAAATTAAGCAATTAGCATAATGAGGTGAGGCCATTGATTGAGAAGAAATTGAATCCTAAGCAACGTGCCTTTGCGGATTATTATATTGAGTTAGGGAATTCAGAAAGTGCTGCGTTAAAGGCTGGTTATAGCAAAGCATATGCGAGAGGGAATGCACACAAGTTAGTTGCAAATGTGAGCATTAAAACGTATATAGAGCAACGTATGGAAGAGTTGAAGTCTGAACGCATTGCAGACCAGACAGAAGTGTTACAGTACCTTACAAGCGTAATGCGTGGGGAAATAGAAGATGAGCAGTTATTAGTTGTTGGTGATGGTGATTTCGGCTCTAGTGTAGAAAAGCACAATAAAGTTGCAGACACTTCTAATCGAACAAAGGCTGCTGAATTACTTGGCAAGCGTTACGCATTATGGACTGACAAACAACAAACAGAAGTCACAGGTGCAGTTCAATTTGTAGATGATATAGGTGATAGTAATGAAACGTAAGCTATCAGAATTTATTCCGAAAGCTTTTCACCCATTATGGAGAGCTGCCGTTGATCCAGACAAACTAAACATCGTTTGCAAAGGTGGTCGTGGTTCGGGAAAATCATCTGATATCGCTCATGTAATAACGCAAATGCTTATGAGGTATGCCGTCAATGCAGTTGGTATTCGTAAGGTAGATAACACAATTGAACTATCTATATTTGAACAAATGAAATGGGCTATTAGCGAGCAAGGTGTTTCGCATTTATTCAAAGTGAACAAATCACCAATGCGGATTACTTACCTACCTCGTGGCAATTACATGGTGTTCCGTGGTGCTCAAGAGCCTGAGCGAATCAAATCATTAAAGAGTGCGAACTTTCCTTTTGCTTTTGCGTGGTTAGAAGAATTAGCTGAATTCAAAACAGAAGATGAAGTAACGACCATTACCAACTCGCTTTTACGTGGCGAGCTTGGTGATGGTCTTTTTTATAAGTTTTTCTTTTCATATAACCCACCAAAACGTAAGCAATCATGGGTGAATAAGAAATACGAATCTTCATTTGTTGCTGAAAATACATTCGTACATCATTCAACTTACTTAGATAATCCTTTTATATCTAAGCAATTTATTACAGAGGCTGAGGCAATGAAGGAACGCAATGAAAAGCGTTACAGATGGGAGTATGGCGGTGAAGCAATTGGATCCGGTGTAGTTCCATTCGATAACTTAGAAATCAAGAAAGGGTGCATTACAGATGAAATGGTATCTAACTTTGACAACATTCGTAATGCGGTTGACTTTGGTTACGCTACCGATCCTCTGGCTTTCGTCCGTTGGCATTACGATAAGAAAAAGAATGGTATCTATGCAATAGATGAACATTACGGGCAGAAGATAAGCAATAGAGAGTTTGCCAAGTGGCTGCATAAACGCGGTTATCAATCAGATGAAATATATGCAGATAGTGCTGAACCTAAGTCTATAGCCGAATTAAAGAACGAGCATGATATTAAACGAATTAAAGGTGTTAAGAAAGGTCCTGATTCTGTTGAATATGGTGAGCAATGGTTAGATGATTTAGATTTCATTTGTATAGATCCGTTGCGTACACCGAATATTGCTCGTGAGTTTGAGAATATCGATTATCAAACAGATAAGGATGGTAATCCGAAACCACGATTAGAGGATAAGGATAACCACAGTATAGATGCTACACGTTATGCAATGTCTAATGACATGAAAGCAACAAAGAATTTCAGTTTCTTACGATAGGAGGTAACCGATGAGTTATTTTGAAGGGCGAACACATACAGATGAACTAATTGAAATAATTAATGCAAATAAACCAACGCCTACTGAAGTACTAAAAGGTATTTTCGATGAGTTTAACAGCTCTGAAATGAAAAAAGGTGTAGCTTATTACAACAACCAAACAGATATCTTAAAACGGAAGATATACATGTATCAAGATGATGTAAAGATGGTTGATGACGAAGCTATTAACATTCGTATTCCTAGTGGCTATCATAAAATATTAGTAGACCAAAAGGTTGCTTATTTAGCAGGCGAACCGATGTCGTTTGGTTCAAAATCAGATAACAAGAAGAATCTTGAATTACTTGAAGAATTGATTGGAGAACGTTGGGAAGATACCTTGCCGGAGCTCATTAAAAATGCGAGCAACAAAGGGCTTGAGTGGTTACATCCATTTGTAAATGAAGACGGTGAGTTTGATTACATGGTCATTCCAGCTGAATCATTTATTCCTATTTACGATTATAGTAAGCGCAAAAAGTTAATTGCAGGTATTAGATTCTACGAATACTCAAAAGACCATCTTAAATTAGAAGTATGGACTGCTGACGACGTAACATTTTATGAAATGATAAGTGGCGAAATTTATTTAGATGCAACCGAAGAAATGAATCCTGCACCTCACTTCGCTACCGCTGATGGCCTTGAAGGTAAGAGTTGGGGTAAAGTGCCATTCGTTGAGTTTGCAAATAATAATGAGCGTGTTGGTGATCTGCACTTTACCAAAGAACAAATAGACGCTTACGATTTACTAACATCTGATGCACAAAACACATTAACCGAAATGCAGTCGTTGATTCTCGTCTTAAAAGGATATGACGGCACAGATACATCAGAGTTTAAAACAGAGCTTAAACGTCGAAAGGTAATCAAGGTTGGAGAAGAAGGCGGAGTTGATACATTAACCGCAGAAGTGCCAGTGGAAGCCTACAAAACACAAACAGGCAAGCTCGATGATGATATTTTCAAATTTGGACAAGGTGTGAATCCATCACCAGATGTCATAGGCGATGCACCGAGTGGCGTAGCCTTAGAAAACTTATATTCACTTCTAGATATGAAATCAAGCATCTTAGAGCGCAAATTCACATTAGCTTTACGTGAGTTCATGTGGTTTATTCAAGAGTATTGCAAACACGCCAAATTAGGTGAGTTTGATTACCGTGATATCACTTTCGCATTTAACAAAATGCTACTAACAAACGAATCTGAAATAGTGGATATGGCGAATAAATCAGCAACAGTCATTTCACGTACAACTATCTTAGAAAATCATCCGTGGGTTAAAGATGTGGCATTAGAAAAACGCCGATTAGAGGAAGATGCAAAGCTTTACGACATTGGGTTAGAACCTCTTGTTGAGGATGGTGAAGATAATGGATCAGTTGGAGATTAATGAAGAGTTAGACAAACTAATGGCTCAAACTGAATCAGACATCGAAAAGCTGTTTGCAAAGCGACTTAAATCTATCTTGGCTCAAATGTCTACAATGTACTTTAAGCTATCTCAGAACGGTCAAGAGCCAAGTTGGACAGATGTTAACAAGTACAATCGATTCCAACAAGAGATGAAACGCATAGCCCAACAGTTAGACAGTGATTACAGAAAGTTAATACTAGAAATAACCAAGTCACATCAAACTTTGTACGTTGAAAAGTATTTGATGATGGCTTATTTGTTTTCTATGAGTAACGCAGAGGAATTAGGGTTTCAAATACCTTCAGAATCAATGATACAAACAGCTCTTATTAATCCGGTTGAATATTTAACATTACCTAAGATATTTGAATTTCACCGTAGAGAACTAATTCGTAAGTTGAACATTGAGATAGCTCAATCGTTGCAACAAGGTTTAGGTTATTCAGATTTAGCTTATCGGATTCAACAAGTAATGGGATTTAGTCGTAAGAAAGCTATCTTAGTAGCCCGAACAGAAGGTGGCCGAGTTCGTTCTCTTGCTGATTTACAAATCGAAGAAGATATCAGAGATAAAGTAAACCTCGACAAAGCTTGGATGAGTTCATTGGATTTACGTGTCAGAAGCTCACATCGCAAGTTAGATGGTCAAAAGGCTGATGGTGAGGGTTATTTCCACCACTTAGGATTGAAAGCCAAAGGACCTCATATGTGGGGTGTTGCAAACATGGATATCCAATGCAGATGTACGGTCATTTACTTAGTTGATGGTAAATATCCAGAGTATCGCAGAGGACGTGATTACATGGATACAGGGTATCAACGAAAGCTTGCTAGTCGAACCGAGAAGTATATGGCAGATGAGGGATTAACGTATAAACAGGCTCTTAAAAAAGCGCAGAAGGAATTACAACCGCCGAGTACTGTTATTCCTTTTGTTACTTTCCCAGATTGGAGAGAAACAATGGCTGCTTGATAATTAAAGGTCAAAGAGGTGAGTAAATGGCGAAAATCATAAGAATCAATACTCCACAAAGTAATATTGTTGATGTATTAGAAACAGTATTGGATTTAGCTAAACGTGGCGAGATAAAGAATATAGCACTTTCTGCAGAACATTCAACTAATGGCGAAGTCTTAACTGGATATGCAAATGCAGATGTATGCGAGCGACAGTATTTGATATCCCATATGCAAAGCGATATCACGATGGCGATTGTTGCAGAAAATATTGAAGAAATATAGTTATGGAGGGTTAAGTGATGAGTAATAAAACTGCAGGTGTAACAGGACACAATTCGAGCGTTTCGTATCAAAACGATAGATTCTCCGATTTATCGGTAGACATTATTTTTCATGCGCCGAATGATGAAATTGATGATTTTAAGAAGCAAATCGTAAGTGATATTTCTAAATTATGTGAGTCGTATTGGAAAAAGGAACCTTTCGTTCCACCAGGTGAATATGAATCAACAGTGTTAGTCGAAAAAACCAATGAAGCTATCAAAAAAGCCGATGAAGCTATGAAAGTACGCTACGCTAAACAGAATCAGAATATAGAGTAATACCCGTCTTTGAGCAATAGACGATAAACAGGCTTATTTGTTTTACCTATATCGTGTCGTTACACGTTAAAAACGAATTAGGAGGATTATACATGAACAAAGAACAATTAATCGCTCTTGGGCTTACTGAAGAGCAAGCAGATAGCGTTATAGCAGGCTTTGGCACAATGATTCCGAAAAGTCGCTTTGATGAAAAGATTGACGAAGCAAAGGAATTGAAACAACAGCTTGCTGATCGTGATACTCAGTTGAAAGAATTGAGTGATAAGGCAGGAGATAACGAAGCGCTTACTGCACAAATTAAATCTTTGCAAGAACAAAACGAAACAACTGCAAGCGAATACGAAACGAAGTTGAAACAAAAAGACTTTGATTTCAAGCTGTCCGAAGCGTTACGTGACGCAAAAGCACGAAATCCGAGAGCTGTTATAGCTCTATTAAATACGGATTCTATTAAATTGGACGGCGACACATTAATCGGTTTAGATGAGCAGTTGAAAGCGTTAAAAACTTCTGACGATTATCTGTTTGTAGCTGATGGACTAAAAGGTAAAACACCACCAGGAGCGCAAAAACCACCAGGCGATAATAGTTTAACGAAAGAACAGTTCGATGCAATGCCGTACAGTGAAAAAGCGAAACTGTACAACGAAGATTTAGAAACATACAACAAATTTACTCAGTAGAGGAGAATGACGAATGTATAAACCATTACTTAAATTAGATTTACAATACTTCGCTTCAACTATGACAAAAGCGGAAAATTTAATTAATCCGCAGGTGTTAGCAGATGCAGTATCAGGGCAACTAGACAAACGAATCCGTTTCACACCATATGCAGACGTTGATAACACGTTGGTTGGACAACCAGGTGATACTATCACTCGTCCGAAATATGCTTACATCGGACCAGCAGCTGATTTAACAGAAGGTGTACCGATGGATACAACAAACCTATCTATGACAACTACTACTGTAACTGTCAAAGAATCGGGTAAAGCTGTAGAAATCACGGAAAAAGCAATTATCACCAATGTAAACGGCACCATTGCAGAAGCGAGTAAACAAATAGCTATGGCAATTGCGGATAAAGTAGATATTGATTATGCTGCAACGTTAGCTACAACATTATTATCGTTTAATGGTACTCCAACATCTGCAACAGCTATCCTTGATGCATCAGACGTATTTGACCTTGAAGATGATGAAAATTTAACGTTGTTTATTCATCCAAAAGATTATACAAAGCTTGTTAAATCTTTATTCAATGTTGGCGGTGATGTACAAAATACAGCTATCACAAAAGGGCAAGTAGCTGAAGTTGTTGGTGTATCTGACATCGTTAAAACAAAACGTGTCACAGAGGGTACAGGTTACTTGCAACGACCAGGTGCAGTTGAAATCATCAAGAAAAAAGATGTCCAGATTAAAACAGATGAGGACATTTTAAAACGTACAATCGTATTAGCTGGTAACTATCATTATTCAACTAACCTAAAGAATGATAACGGTGTTGTGAAAATTACTACTACTTAAAAAGAGGAGAATTTCTTCTCTTTTTACTTTTGAAGGAGGTACGAGATATGCTGTTACGTCGTTATCATTCTAAAAAAGAGGATGAACAAGAGGCGCTTGAACCGAATAACCAGAATGTTTTTACCGCCGAACAACTAGAAGATCTTACGAAACCGCAAATTGAAGATATCTTAAATTGGCTTCATATCGAATTCAAATCGAAAGATACAAAAACGGAATTAATCGCACTTGTATTAGGTGAAGAACAACCAAAAGTAGGTGAATAACATGTGGCAACCTACAACAGAACAAGTCGCTTTATTCAAGGGTTTAAACGGTGAGAAATCTACAAAGAAAGACAGTTATTACATTGCTATGCTGCCTATTGTTTTAGAAAGAGCGAATGAACATTGTAATCAAACTTTTAAGCCTGAATCATTACCTGGTGGCGTTCAAATATTTATAGCTAAGGTACTTCAATTCAATGAGCAAAAGGCTGGGTTATCATCACGATCAATGGGAACTGTATCGTATTCGTTTGAGGCAGAAATCCCACAATCTCTATATAAACACCTTGCGCCATTTCGAAAGCTGAGGTGGTAGCGTGGATGAGTTTCCGCATGAGGTAATCATTCAATCATTCGAGGCTGTTTATGATGATTCTGGGGGCTTTGAAGAGAAATGGGTAACTATTGATACAATAGATGCATTTGTCGATACACCAACAAGCGATGAATCATTCAAAGCTCAACAGCTACAAACGAAATTAGACAGATTCATGTACTACGAATACCGAGACGATTTAACAGCTGATATGCGTATTCTATTTGGTTCTGAAGTATATGAGTTTGCAGGTGAACCAATGGACCAAGGTGGAATGAATGAAATAATGAGAGTGCCGTTAAAGAAGGTGAAATCAAATAGCCAGGATAACGTTTAGTGGACATAACTTAGAACGAGCTTTTACAAGTTGGTCGAGGGATGTTGAGAACGAAATTGAAAAGATTGTTTTAGAAACAGTACGAATGATTCAAGCACAAGCAAAGTTACTGGCTCCGGCTGATGACGGAAGCCTTAAAGCATCGATTGAAATAAGGCGGATAGATAAATTTAGCGCCACTGTAACTGTTGGGGCTGAATATGCTGTTTATGTTGAATTTGGTACCGGTATTTATGCGACTGAAGGAAACGGAAGGCAAACACCTTGGACGTATTGGTCTAATAAGCTAGGCCGTTATGTTACGACTAGAGGACAGAAGCCACAACAATTTTGGGCGCCAGCTGTTGAATCTGGTGAACGACATTTCACTAGTCGTATGAATCGGTTATTTAGGTAGGTGATCTCATGGCATATGCATTGCCATTCTTAGATTTACAGATAGCAATTATTAAGAAGTTAAAATCAGATACAGTATTGATGGCGAAAGCGAAAGGTGTTTTCGATGCTGTACAAAAGAATCAGGCTTTTCCCTACATAACCGTGGGAGAGCCTTTTTCTATGCCGTTTGATACTAAGCTTACAACAGGTGAGGAATTAAACCTCACTATTCATGTATGGTCGCAATTCAACGGTAAGCGTGAAGCGTATGAGCTCTTAGATATGTGCCAACGCCAATTGATGCAACGTGGGTATGAAGTGACCAACTTCACTATTGAAAGCATTGTACGCAAAGGAACACAGGTTTTTGATGATGTTGACGCATCAACAAAGCATGGCGTACTAAATATGAAATACACAATCACAAACAATTAGGAGGCAACAAATATGCAAAATGGTAAAGATACCGTATTACTAGTGCAATCTGCAAAGGCGGCACTTGGTACAGATGGTTTTATGATTGGTAACTTAACGGACAATACACATTCAATGGAAAATGAGCTGTCGGATGAAAAAACAAAATTTGGTCGTATTCTTGCTTATGGCGATAACTCAGAATCATTCGAGATTACTTGCTTCGGTGACAAAAACGATCCAGGGCAAAAAGCTATTTCAGATGCTATCCGAAACAAAGAACAGCTTAAGATTTGGGAAGTCGATTTAAATACAGTAGAAAATCCAACGGGTGTTGAAGTTCACGACGCACTTTTCGCTTACGTTTTAGTCGAATCTGTAGAAAAATCAAATCCGCAAGAAGGATTCCAAGAGCTATCTGCAACTGTTCAAGTTATAGGACAATCACAAAAAGGTCAGTTACCGAAGTTACCTGTAGAGATTATCGACTTCGCTAAATACGGTTTTGAAAAGCCCGGTGAGAAGTCAGGAGAGTTCGGTTCGGAGCAAACCACTGCACCAGGAGGAGAATAATTAAGGGCGCTCAGGCGCTCTTTTTTTATACTTAAAACAAACAACTACAAACACATTGGAGGAAATTAATCATGGCATTTTTAACAATTAAAGAAAAAGAACTAGAAGGTAAATGTACGTTTAAATTTGATCGTGTTTCAGATGAAAAATATAACTCACAAGATGCAAATGGTAATGATGTTGGAGGCTTCTCAACTATCTATATGGGTTTATTGCAATTCGATATCAAAGCATTACCACAGTTTTGGGATTGTGCATTATCACATCTTTCTTCAAAAGATAAACCGTCTTTAACAGAAATTGACAAAGCGTTAGAGGCTCGAATTGAGGACGAAGAAGAAGGGTTAGAAAAACTATTCAAAGAAGCGTTCAAAACGATTGATCAAAGCGGTTTTTTCAAACTAACAGTCAAGAACTTTTGGAAGAACTTGAATATGGTCCAAGGAATGGGCGGAACGGACGAAGAGAAGGAACAAAACGAGAAGTTCCTAACGATGCTGAAAGAAGCCCGAGAAGAACTGACGGCTTAGGATACACCGAGGTGCTTACGAGCGCCTCTTATTATTTAGGTACTTCTGATGTAGATAAGATACTTTCGTGGACACCAAATGAATTCCAAGCACTTATCAAAGGTGCGAAATTACGTGAAGTTGATGTATTGGACAATTTAGCGATGGCTGCCGTGTTTTATCGTGTCGCCAACAATAAGAAAAAGCTAAATCCTAAGAAGGATTTATTTGACGCAGAAACAGCACGTAAACGCATTTTGAGTGATGAATCAGATGAGTGGAAGGAAAGTAAAGAATACGACTTAACCTACTACAACAAAGCGAAAGAAGCTATGAATAGTTGGGCATTAAATCTAAACAAAAAGGAGTGAAATCATGAGAGCAAACTTTCAAGCCACGGTTGGTGCACGTATCACTGAATTTATGGCACGTATGCGACAAGTACAAAATACAATCCGTACAAGTGCTAATGACGTGCGAATCGACATTGGTGCAGACGTTAGCCAATTTCGTCGTAGAATGGCTGAAATTCAAGCTCGAATGCGAACTTTAGCTCGAGAGAAGGTAATCATTAAGATTGAGGCTCGCATCGAAGAGTTTCAGAGACGTATTGGACGTATCGCTACTAACATCCGTGCATTTGGAGAGTTAGCAGCGAATACTCTCCAAGGCGCTATGATTAGTGTTTTACCTGCCATAGCACCAATTATTGCGAATATCGGTGGTTTAATCGGTAGTTTAGGGCCGATGATTGGTACGGTTGCAGGTTCTACTCTTGCGCTAGGTAGTGCTTTTACTGCAGCAGGTGTGGGGGCAGGAGCGTTTGGTGCGGTTGCAATCCCAACAATCAAAGCATTATTTAAAGAAAATGCAAAATTAAATGCAGAGCAAACAAAAGCAAAGGCTTCATTTGATAACTTTAAATCGTCATATGATGGATTGGTAAAGGCTACTGAAAAGCCTGTATTGAGCGCATTCACGAAGTTTATGAATATCTCTAATGGATTGTTAGGACAATTGAAACCAATGTTCTTGTCGAGCGCAAAAGCTGTTGACGGATTGATGACATCGTTGAGTAAATCCATTGGTACACCACCTATTCAAAAGTTTATAGAATATCTTAATACTTCAGCTGCACCGATGCTTACCACATTCGGACAAGCGTTTGGAAATGTGTTTAAGGGTATCGCTTCAACGTTGACGGCAATAGCGCCACTAAGTGAATCAACAGCACAAGGCTTTTTGAACATGACAAAGAACTTTGCAGGATGGGCTGCAGGTCTAGATAAGTCAGCTAAATTCCAAGCGTTTATGGAGTATGTAAATACCAACATGCCGAAGATACGTGCCATTTTTAGAGATGCAACAGCAGGAGTGGTTTATTTCTTCTCAGCATTCGGTGGAATGTCTAGTGATATGATGACAAACTTAGCTGATCTAATGGCGAGGTTTAAAGAGTGGTCAAAGTCATTATCTACAAATCAAGGATTTCAGCAGTTTGCAAGTTATGTAGAGCAAACGGCGCCAACAATCATGTCACTGATTGGAAATATAACAAAATTCCTTGTGAACATGGGAATCGGTATGGCTCCTTTAGGCGCAGCAATCCTTGTAATTGCCGACAAAATTTTAACTTTTATCAATAACTTGATGGAAGGTAATCGCGCAATCGGCGTAATTGTTGCAAGTGTAATTTCATTTGGTGGGATATTACTTGCCACAGTCCCGAATATCATTGCATTTTCGGCTTTGTTTAGTGGTATGGGTGGAGCAATCATGAAAGGTTTAGGTAAAGCTCTACCGTTTGTAGGCAGGTTATTTACCAACTTTAGTGGAACAATCGGACCTATTGCTACTCGAGTATTACCAAGGTTAGCGACTGCTTTTGGACTTTTAACTGGACCTGTTGGCATTGTAATTGGAGTTATAACAACTTTAATAGCTATCTTTGTAAACTTGTATAAGACGAATGAAACATTCCGTAATCAAGTAAATACTATATGGTCGGCAATTAAAGATGTCATTTCACAAGCTGTAACAGCAATTTGGACATCCATCCAATCAATCTGGTCGCAAATAATGACTTTTTGGAATGAGAACCAAGAGAGTATAAAAGCGACTGCAAGCACAGTATGGAATGCAATTAGCAATGTGATCACAACCGTAATGTCCGCAGTTATGTCAATCATGACTTTTATATGGCCAGCGGTTAAAGCGCTTATTGTTTCAACTTGGAATGCAATTATGAATGTCATTCAAGGTGCTATCGACGTAATACTAGGCATTGTAAAAACTTTCTCGTCATTATTCCAAGGTGACTGGAAAGGTGTTTGGGAAGGTGTTAAACAAATACTTTCAGGGGCATTGCAACTCATTTGGGGTGCGGTAAACCTGTACTTTGTAGGGAAACTATTAGGTCCATTAAAAGGATTTGCTTCTCAAGGGAAAACTTTGATTCAAGCAGCATGGACAGCTATAAAGTCCATTTTCACAAATACCTTAAATACTATAAAATCGTTTGTAACAACAGCGTTTAATGCTATTAAATCCAGTATCCAAACAGTTATGAATGCTATAAAAACTGTCATACAGACTATTTGGAACGGCATTAAATCATTCTTCACGACGATATTAAATGGCATAAAAACAATCGTTACATCAAGTTTTAACGCTATAAAAACAACCGTGACAACTATTACAAACACAATTAAGTCTGTTATTCAAACTGGATGGAATGCGATTAAATCAATCTTCAGCAGCGTGATTTCAGCTATTAGATCAGCTGTAACCGCTGGGTTTAATGCTATTAGTTCTACGATTCGATCAGTTATGGCGACTATCCGTAGTGTTATTACAACTATTTGGAATGCTATAAAAAGCACAGTAACATCAGTTGTGAATGCGATTAAATCAACTGTAGTATCAATATTTAACAGTTTGTCATCGTCAGTTTCAAAGGCTATGGATGCAGTTAAAACAGCAGTTGAAACAGGTTGGAATAAAGCAAAATCATTTTTAGAAGGCATTAATCTGATGACTATAGGTAAAAACATTGTACAAGGGCTTATAAACGGTATTGGTTCAATGATGGGATCAGTCACTTCAAAGGTAGCTGAAATTGCTAATAGTATCCCGGCAGGAATAAAGAAACTATTAGGTATACATTCACCATCACGTGTAGCAATCAAGTTAGGTGGATTCGTGGGTCAAGGTTTAGCGAATGGTATAGCTGCATCTGCCGTAGTTGTTGCTACAGCTACAAAGAAAATTGCAAAAGCTGCAGTGCCTAATTTTTCGGAAAATGCTAGTTTAACTAAAGCGCAGTTACAATCTTTTAATAAAGTAATAGCAAACACTATTAGCAATAATCATAAAGAGATTGCTAAAATCGAAAAAGAGGCTGAAAATAAACGTGCAACTGTGACAAAAAATGCTGAAGAACGTATCAAAACAATCCGATTAAATGCATCTAAACAGCGAAGTGGGCTGACAGCTTCACAGGAACGCCAAATCACAGAGATCCAACGTAAGGCCTCTGATCAACGAGCAACGATTACATCTAGTGCGAATAAGAAAATCGCATCTATTGAGAAAACAAGTCATACCAATCGTATGAACGCTTTAAAGAAATTTGCTGATAATCAAGTTAAACTTGGCAAAATGACAACGGCTCAAGAAGTTGCGTATTGGAGCAAAGCAGCTGATGAGTTTAAAAAAGGATCTCAAGAGCGTATCACAGCACAAATTAATGCCAAAGAGGCACAAAGCAAGCTACTAGATGAACAATTGGAAAAAGAAAAATCATATATAGAAGGTCGTAAGAATCTAAATAAACTGTCACTAATTCAAGAACTATCAGCTTATGAATCTTATATGAAACAGTATAAGAAGGGTTCTGAGCAACGAAAATACTATGAAGAGCAAATCGGCGAGACAAAACAAAAAATCCATGACAAATTAATTTCTCTTAATGAGGAATACATGACAAAAATCCAAGAAGCTAATCAAAAGCTGATTGACGGTGAACGTGAGTTAACTGCAGAGTATCATGATGCGGTTAAATCGAGAGCTGATGCTTTGTATGGTTTTTCTGGATTATTTGATGAGATTGCGGAGAAATCAGATGTATCAGGACAACAACTAGTAGCTAATCTAAAAGGGCAAGTTGAATCATTTAAATCTTGGGCGGCGAATATCCAAGCTTTAGCAAGCAAGGGTATTGATGAAGGTCTATTAGCTGAATTACGTGCAATGGGTCCGTCAGCAGGCGCAGAGATTGCAGCACTAAATACTCTAAGTTCTAGCGAATTAACGGAATATCAAGGATTGTGGAAAGAGAAAACAAATCTTGCCCGTACAACTGCAGTTGCTGAAATGGAAGGTTTGAGAGTTGAAACAGAACAAAAAATTAAAACTATGCGTTCTGACACAGCAACTCAGCTAACTACTTACAACAAAGAGTGGCAGAAGCAAATTAAAGAAGTTACAACTGGTACCAAAAAAGAATTTAACGCATTAACAGCTTCGATGCCTAGCATTGGTAAGAACGTAATAAAAGGCATGCAGTCAGGTCTATCAGACATGACACCATCTTTATTAAAGCAAGCAAATAGCATTGCTAATAGCATCAAATCAACAATACAAAAAGCTTTAGATATTCATTCTCCTTCACGTTGGGGTCGTGACATGATTGGTAAGAATATGGTTAAAGGTATTTCTATTGGTATGCAGGATATGAAAGGTTTGGCTATTAAAACAGCTGCACAAGTTGCTGATTGGGTTAAACCAGAGTTAGATCTCGGCAAAGTTTCATTTGCAGGTGTAGGAGATGTAGGATTAAACATGAACCAACTCAAAAAGGATATTGAGCAAAAGTTGTCAGTAGACCTTTGGGTACATCAAGAAGGTGCTGCAGGTGCATTAGGAGGTATCAAGCAAGAGATAAATCTACATTCACCAACAGCGTTATCACCAGCCGAAAACGCAAGACAAATGAAAATACAAGCACAAAAACTAGCAACAGATTGGCTTGGAGGGTAGCTAAATGGAAACGATAACTTTTACTAATTCAAGAGGGGAGACCGTGAAGTTTGGCGGTCCTCCTTTTTATTTACAGTCAGTTACTGGATTAGGCGATGTAACAGCTCAGATACAATCACAAAAATCACCATTCCAAGATGGGAGTGCATTCCTTGATGCTGTATTAGACGACCGTGATATTGATATTATCTTCGTGATTGTTGCTGATTTAGAACAAAACTATGGTGATGTATCAAAAGCACGTTCTCAAATTGCTAGGGTATGTAATCCAACATTAGGGCCAGGTATATTACGTTACGAAAATGATTATGTAGTCCGAATAATAGAAGCTGTAGCCAGTCATGTTCCTATTTACGGTGATAACGGAGAGCGTACAAAAACATTACAAAAAGGGATGCTTAACTTTGTATGCAATAATCCCTTTTGGTTGGATAGTACTACTGAGAACATTAAGTTAGAAGACTTTGTGGCTCACTTCCGTTTTCCTTTTAAATTCCCAGTACGCTTTGCCAGCCGTGGAGATTCAAGAGTACTAATGAATAATGGTGATGTACCGACACCTATTCGAGTTGAGTTTAGAGGAGAAGCTGTTAATCCTAAAATTACGAATGTCACAACAGGTAAATTTATAAAAATAAATCGGTCAATCCCAGATGATTACAAACTTGTTATAGATACTTCATTTGGAGTTAAACGGAAGGTTGAAATTATTGCGCCCGACGGCATCGCAGAAAATGCTATGCATTATATGGATTTAGATTCAGACTTTTTTAGTTTGGATGTGGGTGAAAATAAATTCAGTTTTATAACAGACAGTGGTCGCCCTGAAGTTTATGTGGAATACAAAAATAGATATTTAAGTGTTTAGGAGGGATATTTGTGGCTGAAAAGTTTAGCTTTTTTGACCCTGTTGAGGATGAAAATGGTCAATTCGATAGGGAGTATAACGCACAAGAATTCACGGATTACTTTGGCAGTTTAATCACAACAGGGGTGATGAAAGGTGCTGGCAATCAGTTAAGCGTTAGTGCTGACGGTTCGAGCATGGTTACAAAATTAAATACAGGTGTAGCCTTTGTTGAAGATAAATATTACGCCAATGACAGTTTATTAAATCATACGCATGATACGGAAACAGTTGGTAAAAGTCGTATTGATCGTATTGTTATTCGAAAGGATTTGAGTACTGAAGCACGACACGTAAAATCATTTATTAAAAAGGGTGTAGCTAGTGCATCCCCTGTTGCGCCTGCCTTAACTCAAACAGCTAATGTATATGAAATATCCGTTGCCCAAGTAAAGGTTGTTGGTGGACAGACTTTTATATCAGCTAATAATGTGGTGGATGAGCGAGGTACGGGTGTTACTTGTCCTTGGGCAGGGTCAAGGATATTGCCTAGTTTCGATGATAATGCTCTTGCGGAACACATTATTAAAAAAGCTACTACAACACAAGAAGGTCATGTTTTATTAACTAATTCTACAAATAGCACAAGTACAACACAAGCAGCTACAGCAAATGCCTTGAAAACAGTAAATGACAAATTGCTCAATGTCCATGTAAGTGATAATCTCCTGAGCATAGGTAATGGTTCAAAAGGTAATCTTGCTATAGGGTATGGTTCAGATAACACAGAGAGTGAAGGTTCTGGATTAGCAATAGGATGGCAAGCCGTTGCCACTGGGTGGGGAGCCGCGGCAATTGGAGGATTCACTAGTGCCTTAAGTATAAATCAAGGAGTATTAGGAGTTGCTAAGACTGCTGGTATGGGTCAAAAAAGCTGGATAGTTCCAGGTGATTTTTCTGTTAAGGGTACGAAGAATTTTGAAATACCACATCCTGCACCAAACAAAAAAGATACTCATGTAATTAGACACGGTGCAGTGGAATCGCCAACAACAGGTGATACTCTATATCGCTATGAAATTGAAGCAACAGAAGATAGTCAAGTTGTAGAATTACATTTGCCTGATTACTTTGAACATCTTAATACAAATGTAGATATCTGGGTAAATCCACATTTACATTTTGGTAGAGCCTTTGGTGTTATTGAAGGTAATATATTAAAAGTAACCTGTGAAAAAGCAGGAACATATAAAGCTCTTATTATTGGTACCCGTAATGATGAAAATGTCCAAGATTGGTATATTAAAGGTGTAGAGAGAGAAATAGGTGAATCTTGGTTGGGTGAAACAATCGTTTTCGAGGTGGATGAACTAACAGAAGTAACAGAATTTGAGGAGGTAATGCAATGAATATCACATTAAAAGAATCGAAGTTGCAATTTAAAAATCCTGTAATAGGACAACCAACAAGAGCAGTGGAAGAACATTATTATGCTAGACGTATTGTTGCTTTAGTGGATAGCGAGGAAAAGCAGTTTCGTTTCATGGCTAGCGAATTACCGTTTATTGCAGATGAGGAAAAAATGATTAAGGAAATTGAACAACAAGTGTCAAAACAAAACGCTGAATAAGCGTATTTTTTATGTCAAAGATTAAGGTGATGAAATGCTACCACTAAGAATAATCGACCTAAATTTCAGGCTTTACGATGAGATTACGCAATACGAATCACTTCAGTTAACAAGATCATGGAGCGATATTGGGTCCGTAGAAATTAAAATAAACCGCTATATGCAAGGTGCAAATCAATTACTTGCAGACCGAATCATTTTTCCACATACTCAATTGCACAAGGGTTACATTATTCGACATCGTGAAATTGAATTAGATGAGGCAGGTAAAGAAACAGAAAACTGGCTCATAAAAGCATTACCACTTAAATCGTGGATGACTCAAAGGAATATCCTGCCACCAAGTCATACAGCATACGACAATAAGCAAGGTAAGGCTGAAACTGTAATGAAGCATTACGTGAATAATAACGCTGTTAATCCAGTAGATAGAAAACGTAAATTCCCGAACCTAGTCATTGCGCCAGACCAACAACGCGGAGATACAATCAACCGTAGTGCTAGGTTTGATGTGTTATCCGAGGAGCTTACAACCATATCGCAACTTAGTGGTTTAGGTTGGAATATCATAATTGATATCAAAAATAAGCAGTTTGTATTTGATGTACAAGTTGGTGTTAACAGGGTAGCAACACAGCGAGTTAATCCACCAGTCATTTTCAGTCCTGAATATAACTCATTAAAAAGCATGGGTTATACAGAATCATATTTAGATTATAAAAATATGGCTTATGTCGCAGGGCAGGGTGAAGGAATAGAACGCAGGGTAATTACACTAAATGACGATACAACAGAAGGATTCAATCGTTATGAGCTCTTTGTTGATGCTAGGGATGTTGAAGAAACCATGCAACAAGATGGTGTAGATGAAGAAGGAAATCCAACAAACGAAGATGTACCACGTCCAGTTGATGATATTATAAAAGACCTCACTGATCGAGGGGAAGAAAAACTTGATGAACATAAACAAGAAATATTTATGGAAGGTCAAATATTAACCAAATCACCTTTCGTGTATGAAAAAGATTGGGATTTAGGTGATATCACAACCGAACAATATAAAGAGTGGGGCATTACAATGGATGCTCGTATAACGGAAGTAAAAGAGATATATGAAGTCTCAGGTAAGCGCATTGAGGTGGCATTTGATAATGATAAACCGACATTTATTAGTTTATTAAAGCGTGAATTAAAGCAACTGAAGAAGGATTTAAAACGATAGATTGAGTGGGGAAAAGTAGTGCAGTCCTGGTAGTCATTATTCATCATATTTAAATAATTTAAAATAATCACAATATTCCTTTACAAGATGAGACACATGAGTTATATTATACACATAAGACACATCATACTCATCAGTCTGATGTAATTAAATGGAGGTGCTTGGTTATGGCAACATCTGCACGTGTACAAGTGATTAATGAGATTGCATATGATGAAGAAGCTGTAGGGAAAAGTTGGGTTCTTTGTTTACAATGGTGCCGTTATATTTACGATGACGGAACTATGGAAATGGGATTTAGATTTATTTGGAGAAGAGAAGATGGCAAACTACAAGCTGCACGAGGACAAGCGAGAATACCAAATCTAGAAATGGCATCTGAATTAATGGAGAGAGCTAAAAAATTAGGTTGGGGTCATAATTCTAGTGAAACAGAGAAAGTCGATAATCGATAATTTGATAAAAAAAATCATGTGAGGAACGTCCAAATGGGCGTTCTTTTTATTTTGGAGAAAAGTAGGTGGATGAATGGAAATTGCAGCAGAAGTAGCCACAAGCCAAGCAGTGTGGGCTATATTATGTATAGCATTGGCCGGGGTAGTAATACGAGAGCTACACAAAGAAAACCTAAAGCGTGAATCGGATTTAATTGCTCGTTACGAGGTTAATCAGTCCGAATCTAAGGAACAATTCAACACATACCGAACCGAGTCCAAAGAACGGGAAAATAAGTTAATGGACCATTTATCACGCTCTAATGAATCTCAAGAAATAACAGCACTAGCTTTACAAGGAATAAACAGTAACCTTTCGGCACTTGAAGGGCGTGTTGATCGCATTGAAAAACATTCATTTAAAAACAGGGAGGAAGTTTAATTATGACAGACAAACTAAAACAATACATCGCACTATTTGGAGGACTGCTATCAGCGGTCCTTTTATTTTTGCAGTCACTTGGATTTACTTTCACTTGGTTTACGGACTCGACAATTGATGCATTTATCAATGCTTTATTTGCTGCAGTACCATTCATCTTGATTGTTTACGGTGTCTACAAAAACAGCTATATCGTAACAAAACAAGCGAAAGAACAAGAAGAATTATTGAAACAGAAAGGGTTGAAATAATATGACGAAAAAATATGTAATTTCAAGTGGTCATTCCTTAATAGTCCGTGGTGCTGCAGATATTCTTGACGAGGTTAATGAAGCTCGCAAGGTAGTTAATCGGGTACATTCTATCTTAACAACAACATACAACGGTGAGGGTTCACTATTCCATGACAATACATCTACAACACAACAGAAGAACTTGAACACCATTGTTAATCATCATAATTGCAAAGAGCGTGATTTAGATATTAGTGTTCATTTCAATGCTGCATCTAAAACGAATGATCCGCGCGGTGTAGAATGCCTGTATTACGATGCAAAAGCATTATCTACCAAAGTTAGTGCTGCTATTAGTGAAGCATCTGGATTAAAGAACAGAGGAGCAAAAGAAAGAAAAGAGTTGTATTTCCTTAATGCCACAAATAAGCCATCAATATTAATCGAGGTTTGCTTTGTGGATTCAAAAGCTGATGCGAAAATCTATAGTGATAACGATAAGTTTGAAGCTATTTGCCAGGCAATCGCAGAAGTAATAGCTGGTGAAATAGGATACAAAAAGAAAGAAATAACAACAGTTTCAAAACCGTCTAAACCTACAAACTCGTCAACTGCAAAATCATATTACAAAAGCGGAACTGGCTTATACCGTATTAAAAAAGGTTGTTACCTTTACAAAACAATTAAGTTTGATACGGGTCAACGAGAAAAGAAAATTGAACCTGGTGAGGCAGTTACAGCAAATGAAATTGTTAAGTATGGAAGTGCATACCGTTTAAAAACAAAGTATGGATATGTAACTGCGGATAAGGAATTTGTTGAAAAAGCGTAGTCTGTCAGACGATTCGAGTCGGATAACTACCCGTAAAAGAATATCTCGAATGCTCTCACGCAATGTTTCTTCTATATTAATAAATCAAATATGTAACAAAATTAGCCCTGTCTTATATAGGATGGGGCTTTTTTTATTTGAACTTATTGTACTAAAGAGGATGTTAGTATTATATGAAATGATATAATAGACTCTAATAAAAAGTAAGGTGGTTATTCAATTGAAAAAGGGCAATGCCAAAAAAATAATTGGGATATTAATAGCTTTAGTAATTATTTTAGGAGGACTATTAACTTTTAATCTTCGTGATGAAAGTAAGGGAGTTATGGAGAATTCTGATACTGAATCTTACCAATTTAAAGATATAGAAAGAATGGATAAGGCCAAAACGATAGACGATGCTATTGATAAAATCTTTGGTAATGATAGATTGGTTAGAACTGAAAATAATGAAGATATACTTAATGATTACTCTGAACAAGTGGAAAATGGTAGTTATATAATCATCCCTTTATTCATGAAAGTAGGTTTTGACACTCGAATGGAGATGATAGACTTTTTGCATTATATTCAATATAGCGGTCTTACAAAGGACTCATCTGGTCACCAATATCGAATTCAAATGAATATTTATCAGCCAATCAAGGCAGGAATGAACCTTCCTGAACCGCATCAAAAATGGGGCATAGGCACAGACAATGTGGAAGCTATGGATTTTAGCGACAAAGAAACAATGCTTGGTGAAATACATAGATACGGCGAATTCGAGGGAGTCAATCCATCTGGGATGAATTGATTTTTGAATCATCATTATTGAACTGAAGGGTCCATACCAACAATAGGAGGTGATAGTATGTTAGCGCCAGTAGATAAAAAGTTTAGAGCAGTTATCATTTATCTGTACGGTCGAGAAATAGATATCGAAACTAATATTGATATCATGGCAGCTGAAGAGAATGGTGAAATGTATGTGGATTTGGAAGATGGTAGGCGTATAGATCTAACTAATATTGAAAGAATTATTACAACAGTGAATTAGTACATAGAAAAAAGAGCAACGGTCATAATCGACTATTGCTCTTTTTTGGATTTATTTGTCTTGCCAACTTTTTATTACGAATGTATTTACTTTTTCTTTTAAATTAGTAAGGGGCTCTCTAACTTCTTCAATTACAAAAGAGAGTAGTGAAGCCCAGCCAACATCCGTGTCAAAATCTCTTCTTATATAATCAATTATTTTCTTTAGTTCTAAAATCTGATAATCATTTAAATTCTCTTCTAAATATTTTTTTATGTATGTATCAACAAATGTAACATCATGTAAAGCTTTAAAAGTTAATAATGCTGCAACACGTGCTGGTCGAACATCTAAGCCGTATGCAATCGTGTTAATAGCTGTAAAGGTTTGTTCTGTCACTCTTGTCTTTATTCTACTGTAGCTTAAACCTGTAGGGGAATGACCAACATGGTTATCTTTGTGGCCGACGTACAACACATTATCTATTCGCACATCACGTACAAAATGAGGTGCCAACTCATGTAATATTCGTTTACTTCTTAAAGCGTAAATAATCATTTCTTCCACCAAATTCTTGATAGGTGTATTAGTTATAAAAGCCAAACGGTAAATTGACTCTTTTAACTCTCCGTGGACCGTTATTTTTACGTCTCGTTTCTTGTCTGATCTAACACTTCTCTCGCCCAACTATTTCTCTCTCCTTATCCCAAAAGTGATTTTAAGTCTGGGACTAAGACTTGGAGCCCCAGGTCCTTTGTGTAATTTATGCGTTGTAGATGTATAGTATTCGGAAAGTTAGTTCACAATGTTTTAAAGAGGGGCGTGATTAATATGGAAAAGAAAACTAAAGACCAAATTGCAAAAGAGATCATCGAACATGGTAAAAAGTATGGGTTTATAACAGAAAAGAAAAAGCCAAAGACGAACGATAAAAAATAA